TTTAATTAGAATATCATCAGCAAAGGTTACGATACCACTATCTGCTAAAGTCATTACAGCGGCGACAGTTGCATTACCTATAGTCCCACCATCCTTGATTAAGATATCATCAGCAAAAGTAACAATGCCTGTGGATGCTAAAGTCATTACAGCAGCGACAGATGCGTTACCTATGGTCCCAGCATCCTTAATTAGAATATCGTCAGCGAAAGTAACAATACCAGTAGATGCTAAAGTCATTACAGCAGCGACAGATGCATTGCCTATCGTACCGGCGTCTTTGATTAAAATATCGTCAGCAAAAGTCACAATACCAGTGGATGCTAAAGTCATCACCGCAGCAACAGATGCGTTACCTATAGTTCCAGCGTCCTTAATTAGAATATCATCTACGAATGTTACTATACCTGTTGAAGCAATAGTAATAGCAGAGGTGGAAGATGTAACACCAATTGTGGCGGCATCTTTTAAAATTAAATCATCCACCAAAGTGACAATACCTGTGGATGCGATAGTAATAGCAGATGCCGACGATGCAACACCAATCGTACCACCATCCTTAATTAGAATATCATCTACAAATGTTACGATACCTGTTGAAGCAATCTGCATCGCAGCGGTTGAAGATGCAGAACCAATATTACCGTTATCTGGAACAATCACACCACCATCAGCTGAAAGTGTGATAGTGGTTGCAGAGATTGCACCATTGAATATTGCCTTACCCGCATCACTCATATCAAGTGTGAGTGCTGTTATATCAGAAGCATCATCAGTGCCCTTAAAGATAATATCTGCATCGCCTGCTTGAGCGTCTATCGTAATGTTTCCAGAACTTGTTGCGATACTAACGGCAGCATCACCAGTGGTAATATTATCAGCAGCGACATTTGAGCCCGAACTAACAGTATTGTCCAAGGTGACAACATCTGAATTCAGAAGATTATACTGAACTCTGAGAGTTTCTAGTGTGTCTGTAGTATTTACTGTTGTTGATGTTACAGCCATTTTTCCCTACCTTTTCAATATTTATAAAGGATTTCCTCGACAAATTTACTTTTCTGTTTTTCACGCAACTTTGCTCTTTTCTCTCTTTGAGCTTCAAGTCTTTCACGATGTTGTCTATATGATTTAGTTCTGCCGTCAAATAATGCCTTTTTCTTTTTCTTCTTTTTTCTAACGATAGGTTCATCAACCATCCCTGGCGGTGCGTTTGCCACAGAAGTTGTTGGCGCATCTTCATCAATTTCTTGACCAGTGCGAACATCTACCTCTTTCCAAAATTTCATTGGTTCAAATCCTCCAGCCCTACATATATTTCTTCTTTTGTTTTGAGATGTACAACAGGAAATATATCCACACCCAATATGGAATCAATCGGTGCCTCATCCTTGTAAGCAATAACTTTATCACCTTTCTTTGCAGCCAACTCCTCTTCCTCTTTACTCAATATATCATTTGCTAATGTGTATTCACCTTTAGGAAGAACTTCACCAAATCCTATAACTTCCTCTGATATGGAATCATCTATTTCATATCCCTGCTCTTTCAAATATTTCATAAATTCCTTTTCAAAAACATCTGGATCATCCACTGACTCTTTGAAGGTATCTTTGAGAAGGAATAACGCAGCAGCATAACTTCCCAACTTAGTTCTAAGTCCAGGCACCTTTCCGAATATTTTTTTGATGTTGAATACAAGTTTATGAAGAACAGTGTATGCGCTCTTCTCTTCTGTTGTGCGAAGTGTGGTTGGTTTATTTGTGCCTGGCTCTAACTCTCGTTTTCCATTCTCATCTATAATTCCAAGTTTGAACGCATCAGTATTCTTAAATGGAGTAACCAACAATTTTATAAACCTATATGTTACAAATAAATCTATCGCTCTGCCCATTACAGTTTCCTTAATGTATCTAAAGTATATTTATCTTCCTCAATCCTAGACAACTCATCTTCTCTTATCATATTTAAATACAATAAAAAAGACTTGAGTGTACCAAAATACTCTTGCTGTATTTTATACAAGAGCAAAGTCACGCAAGCCTCTGGCCCAAACAGATTTCTTAATATGATAATATGATTGAGTATCAATCTTTCTTTGAGTATATTTGTCTCTTTATACTTTCTCAAAAGACGCTTAATATATTTAAACCTCTTCATATCATCATAAAATTCTTTTTCACCTTCGCAATGAGGATTATCATAATGCCTAATTGCGAACATAGTGATATTTTCACTAGTTATCTTTTTATACATTACATAATTTTAGCACGCAACTTACATTGATTAGTATCAGTCATCTCATAAGTCAGATTTAACGAAAGGCCACCTTCTCTTTGATGGGAAATACCATCATCATTCATAAATTCAGTATGTGGTGTATCAACATCTTTACCAAAACGACCACCAAACAAAGTAAGAGGCAAGCTAACACTACCACTTTCTTCTGTCATTGGAGGAACTTGGTCAAATGTCAATCCAAGTTTCATAAGAGAGTTTCTAATATGTCCAATTGCATATCCACTATCTTGTTGGCTCCCCTCTAAAATTTTTCCTACCATCGCATTGATTTTTTGAATGATAGCTTCACTAAAATACCCATTAGATGGATTTTCTACATGACCAAAGGGTTCAGTATTTACGCTAAACGCATCCCCCTCACTAATATATTTTGCAAATGACTTCATCTTTCTCTCCATCTTATGATAGATTGTTTAGTTAAAAGTAGTGGGGGGTAATTAAACCCCCCACCAAAGTATAGTTAAGCAACAGCAACACCTGTACCGGCATCGGCTGCCCGAGTTCCACCACCACTCGTTGATACAAGTGCCCAAGAAGCACCTGTCCAACGTAATAGAGCGTTATCACCAACAGCAGCTATATCAGCAACTGCATATGCACCCAAAGTATCAGCTGGAGTGATTTCATTAGTATTTGTTCCCGAAGCTTTGGCAACAAAAATCTCTTGACCAATCACTGTTCCGTCAGCAAGTGTAAGCGCACCTGTGCCAGTACTTGTAACCAAATGAGTACGAGTACCAAGCGCAAGAGCAACTGCTGTACTAGCAACCTGTACTTGAGCACTAGAACTAGGAACTGTTCCACCAAAGACTGTACTAAAAGTAATCTTTTTGTTAACTGGTGTTCCAGCAGGACCATCTACAACATGCAACAAGTCTGTTACATCTGGTGCAGCGGTCAGTTCTGTAAGTGCTGTAATTTTCTTATCAGCCATTTAATTTCTCCTTTAAAAGTTAAATGATATTACGCAACCGCAACACCTGTACCAGCTTGAACCGCACGAGTTCCGCCACCACTTGTGGAAACGAGTGCCCAAGAAGCACCTGTCCAACGCAACAAGGCATTATCACCAACAGCAGCAATATCAGCAACCGCATAGGCACCTAATGTGTCAGCAGGAGTGATTTCATTGGTGTCTGTTCCAGAAGCCTTTGCAACAAAGATTTCTTGACCAATGACAGTACCATCAGCAAGTGTAAGAGCACCTGTCTGTGTGCTTGTAACCAAGTGAGTACGAGTGCCAAGAGCAAGAGCAACCGCCGTGGCGCCAACTTGTACTTGAGCACTGGAACTAGGAACATTTCCACTGAAAAGTGTACTGAATGTTAGTTTTTTGTTAACAGGCGTTCCAGCTGGACCGTCGATAACATGCAACAAATCTGTTACATCGGGAGCCGCTGTAAGCTCCGTGAGTGCTGTAATTTTCTTATCAGCCATTTATTTTCTCCTAATAACCCCCATGCTTAATTGCACTTTGGGGGGAATGTTACTGAAGGTATGAACGCATCATCCTTCATCACTTTCTTCATCATCTAACTTTTTGAGAAAATCATCGCATTGTTGAATTGCACCAGCAAGTGCGTTTTGCAATGCGACATTTTCTAATTTTGCTTTTTCAATTTCTTGTTGTTTAATCTTTGTGCTTTCTAAATCTCCTACCAAAGCCTCTTTTCTTTCCAAAATGGATTCTGCATTAATACTCATAATTCACCTCATAATATTGTTTGTTGTATGGTTATTTAGGACACCGTGAAAGAAGCATTTTCATCAAGTTGAAGCAAGAACTCAGCCTTATCTCCATCTTCCAATGCAAAGTTTCCGAAACCAGATGGGCCCTCATCGGAACCACCATCGTCAAGCCTCAACCCTTCGTCCCGTGTTTCACTTAAAATTATATCGCTGTATTTCATAACTCTGCCGGTATTTTCTGTGAAAGAATCATTAGATAGAATACCCAAAGTATTGTTGGTTACGGCAGATGTTTGCGTATCGACTGAAGCAGCAAGTTCAAAAGCAACAATTCCAGCATCCAGATTAGATACGCTTCTACGGAAAGTCAATGTTGCAAAATCTGAACCCAGAGCGGTTGCTTGTTTCAATACAATATTCACATCACCAACCACAGCGACTGGCTCATTGAAATACGCATATACAACAATGTCACCAAGAGTAGAGGAAGCAACACCTGTGAAAGTGTCTCCATCTGGATAGAACTTTGTCTTATCTGTGAGATTACCAATCGTACACATAATTACTGTTGGGTCACCCACACCACTTTCCCGCAGACTTCTGCTACAGACAAGAATTTCTGGGTCAGCATCTGCATTATCATTTCCCTGTGATGCTGTACCGGCTGCCATTACCCAACCAGTATCAGTGGCGACACAAAGACCTCTAGCATAGTCGCTGCCTCCTCCAGAACCTGTTGGTAAGAATTTGGGTGCGTTTTCTGCATCACCATCTTGATATCTCAAAAAATGTTCAGCAGCAGACGCAACACCAGCACCATCTCCGTTAAAAATTATTTTGTCACCGGCATTTGCACCAGCACCATCTGTTCCGCCGTCTTCCATTATAATGAAACCGGCATTTCTTCTACTCCAAAGCGACATTTTGCTCTCCTATTCTTATCGAATATGTTTTTATTATATTTATACTATTTAAACCCTAGACGCTTCAATTCACCAATAGTTTTTGCAACATCGGTATGACGAATACCAATACCACCTTTGTTTTCCCACTCTCTTATATTCTTCATATAATCGTCTATCAAAATATTCGGTTTACCGTCTGTTTTAGCATATAGTTTTTTATCTGCTCGTTTGACCAGATTGATATTGCGTGTTGGGACACCTGTATGCCTGGCTAACCATGTCATTTTACCATTCTTAGAACTTGGATCACGACCAGAATACGCTGACAAGATGTAAGGATTATACCGAGAAATAAACACATAAAGTCTTTTACCCCCTGGCATCCATTCAAGATTTGCCCAGAAACCTTTTGTCTGGTTAATCTTGTTCCACCGTTCATTCTTATCAGCAGTTGCAAAATCACCACCAACGGCTTCATCTGCACCTTTCATAAAATTACATAAAACTCCGTCCATATCACAATAGATATTTGGTAAGTCTCCTTTTGAGACTTCTGTCATTTGCAAAAGTGTTTTCATAAGTATACTCTATCAGATATCTATCCTATTTGTCAGCCTTTTATTTCTGGATTTAATGTAACAACAGACATATCATCACCCGTCATTGTCTTGCCAGGTTTTGCCTTAACTGAACGAGCCTTTTTCATCTCAATATTTTCACGGTCAGAAGCTTCCCAAACCTTCTGCACTGCATCTTTCATGCTTTGCATTTTCAACTCATACTGTTTTTGAAGTGCCTCACCAATCTTCTCTTTATCTTTTTCAGATGGGTCTTCTTTGCCTGTCTTTTTCTCAGAACCTGATTTATAGTTCTTATCAACATAGTCAAAGAATTTCTTCTTCTCTTCATCTGACTTCAAATCAGCAGGAGAGTTGATTTTGAATTTCTTCATGGCTGCACTGAAGAACTTTTCATATTCTTCTTTTTTGCCTTCATCAAGTTCAGCCTCTTCTTTCTTTTTCTTTTTTCCACCATTACCATCATGATTGTGGTGAGATTCTGACTTTGTGATTTTAAGTTCATTAATTGAAACACCCTTTTCAACACCATGCTCAAACATTACATCATACCACGCAATGTCACCACCAGAATTAGGAATGGCATGCATACCATGAACAGGTTGGCCTTCACCCCAATCTTCATGAACAACATTCTTTGCACATAGGTGTTGAGAGTTTGCAGCATTAGGTGAGGACTCTAATCCTTCTTCTTTTGGTTGCTTATTTTCTGTTCGGCGATTATCACCACCAGAAACTCTTTTTTTCTCTCCAAGTCTTGTTTTATACTCATCAAGTTTCGCAGCATCTTTCCAAACATCAAGAATGGATGATTCAAGTGTATCGTTTTTTGTTTCTAGGTATTTGTTACCCATTTTTCTTCTCCTGTAATTTTTTATTCATCCGTTCTAGTGTGGATTCTTCACCAATTTTAATTTTATCTTTTTTCTTCAAATTTTTCATCTGCTGTTTTATTTGTTTTGGTGTTCCTTTAAAAACAACAGGTTTTTTCTTCTTCTCATCAAGGCTTTCTTTCAATCCCATCAGCAAGTCCTTATGGGACTTTGCGATCTTTGCTTGAAACTTTTCTTTGTCCATAGGTTTTTTTAGACTGTTGTATTTTGCGATAACCGCAAGTGCAATTTTCTGTGGAACTTTTACTTTCTTTTTGTCTAAAAACTCCACCGAATATTGGCCACGCAATGAGACAGACTTTCTCAACTGCATCATAATATTTTTGCCTGCTGATTTAATATCATCATCTGTTGCAGATGTATCAATATCAGCGGGGTCTATGTCTCTAGCTTCTAGTCTTTTTGATCTTATTGATTCTAGTTTCTCACGGTGTTGACGATATTCTCTAGTTCTTCCGTCAAGATTTTCACCAAGTGCTTCGTTCTGCCTCTTGAGAACAGCAGCAACTTGTTTATCCTGAGATAATCCGCCCTTAATTTTTTCAATTGCCTTTACCGCACCCGAATAGTTACCACCCTTGTATCGTGGGTCTGAAGCAATGCCGATTGCCATTTTGATTTGTTTTGGAGAATATGCTTCATCCATCCCGACTTCCTCAAACATCGTTCCACCTTGTGCCTCAATTTCATCCTTGTATTCATCTGCCATTTGTTGAGCAACATATTGACGAGTCTGTTTATCAAACATGTTTCGTACATCACCACCAAATTCTTTAACATATTTTTTTGCACCAGCATCAACTAGATACATCCACAGTTTGGGGGCTTTCCTATGGTCATACTTACCACTTTTCATCTTCCTCTGCATATTTTTAACAATTGGGATTAACTGTGATTTATACAACTGAGCATCATTTTCAATATACATTTTCAATTCATCAGCAGCATTCTTATCAACTGCTTCATCAAGTTCATCTTTTTCTGTGACTGCTTTTTGTAAATCTTTTGCCTGACCAGCGTGAGCTTGACTTGCACCCTTCAGTTTCTTGATAATCTCTTTTACCTTCGGTTCGTCTTCTTTGTCAAGTTTCTCATCAAGTTCAACTTCTTCTTTTGGGCCATAACCTTTAGGAGTTACATC